GGTCCAAAGCATTATCGTTGGAAGAACGATTCACAATTATCAATTGCATTAGACAAGTTAGAAGCATGTATGGCCCAACTTGACGTAGCAATTGAATACAGAGCAACAAATAGTCATTTATTTTTCAATACAGGCGACAAAGCAGGTACTGGTGACTTACAAAGAATGAAAGAACAACTTGAAAAGTTACGTGATGGTTGGGATGAATCAACCGAACTGTACGGAATGTAATAAACTATAATATATTTAAGGAAATTAAAATGAAGCAATCAAAATTAGAAAAATCTTTAATGGAGCAGTTGAACGCTTTACTTGAAGTAGATGCGGCAGAAGCAGAAATCACAATGGCAGCACGTGGCATCGTTGATGAGTTACAAGACGTAATTGAAAAGTTAGGCAAGATTCAGAATGACCAAATTGGTCCATTGTCTGATGAAATGGCTTATTCACATGGTCCAGATAAAGCAGGCGTATTTAAATCATCAGTTGATGAAGCAATCAATAGTTTGTTAGATCAAGCTCGTTCGGCTAAAGATGCGGTACAAGACGCGACATTAGTATTATCTGGTGACAAAGTTGCTGATGATATGAGTGATATCGATCTTGGTGGTGATATGGGCGATGATATGGAAGATGATATCTCAGCAGACTTTGGTGGTGATGAATCAGCATCAGGCGAAGAGTCAAATCCATTAGGCAGAGAAGAAAGAGCATAATATGAAGATTGCTACGCTTTTACTTGAGAAGGCAAACTATGAAGCACAGTTAATTGGCGACATAAATGCTTATCTCATTTCATTAAAGGCAAATGATATTCCTTCGATTGACACAGAGATGTTAGTTCGTGAACTAGCAGGAATGGGTTACACAGTTGATGAAGAATCTTTGGTAGATTTACTAGCGAATAGTAAATATGTATCAAATGTTACAGTAGATACTATTGATTTAGATAATAGATATAGTAAAAATTCTAACAAAGAAGATAGTAAAGATACTGTGCATAAATTAGCAGTTAAGTCTGCGAAAAAAGGAGTAAAATAATGGCATTTATAGTTAAAGGTGAACAGAAGATAATCTCAAAAAAAGAGATGAAACTACTTACTACTAAATTGAAAAATAATGAAGATCCATTAGCAGGATTTTCTAAAGAGAAGAAAGAGATTAGAAAAGAAGTACAAGATGCTAAAAGACATCGTGAATTCATGGGTCGTGTTGAAGCAAACGAAACTAAGATAGTAGATGAAGTAATAGCAACTAGTGAGATTGTAACGATCGCAATAGGCGAGACAATCAGTGTAGTTGAAGAGACTCCAGTATCATCAGATGTAGATTTTGAATCAATGACTAAAAAGCAGATTGATATGTGGGCCGAAGAAAATCTTGGCATCGCATTAGATCGCAGACACACAAAAGCAAAATTAATAGAAGAAATTAAAAAGAATCTATAATTTTACTTGATTTCTTAGATAAAGTGTAGTATAATACATACTATGCTTAAAGAAAAATACGAATACAAACCCCTCGATAGAGTCACAGTAAATGGTAGTAGACACTACCAAACACCCAATGGCTCTCCATTACCTAGTGTAACCACAGTTTTAAGTTCATTAGCAGATAAATCTGCGATATATGAATGGCGTAAGCGTGTCGGTAACGAAGAAGCCAACCGTATTACGAATCTGGCAACTGGAATAGGTACTCAAGTTCACCTACATTTAGAAAAATATATCTTAGAAGAAGATAGACCAGGTGGCACTAATCTAATTCATCAGATGGCGCATAGTCTGTCTGATATCGTTATAGAAAAGGGATTATCAAACATAGATGAAGTTTGGGGAACAGAAGTTCCGTTATACTACCCTGGATTATATGCTGGCACGGCAGACTGTATTGGAGTCTGGAAAGGCAGACCAGCAATGATTGATTTCAAGACTACTCGTAAGCCAAAGAAGCGAGAGTGGATTGACGATTACTTTCTACAATGTGCCGCTTATGCAGAAGCCCATAATCAATTGTTTGGAACAGAGATTAAGACATCTGTTATTATGATGATTGGTTGGGACGAAGAGGCAGATAATATGGGTAACTATCAAGAATTTGTTGTACAAGACGAAGAATTCGACAAGTATTCATTACAGTGGGCGAACAAGGTTCAAGAGTACTTTGATAAATTTATGTAATATTTTCTCAAATGATAAATACATGTAATTAGGAGAGCAATATTATGCCAACAACAAATGTAAAAATATTATTAAGACGTGGTGATAGATCAGAGATATCCGGAAATACTTTAGATGCTGGTGAATTAGGCTATACTACTGATACAAATCAGTTATATATCGGCACTGATACAATGGATGATGAAATTGTATTTGGTCCATTTGCAAATGCTCACGCAATCATTCAGACATACTTATATACGCTATCTGCCCCATTTATCGGGTTAGAAATAGACGAAGACTTAATAATCAAAAACATACCAATTGTAACAATAACAGCGGGCTCATTTGTAGTTGGTTCTATATATACGATATTAACAGATGGCACAACCGATTACGCATTAATCGGTTCTGCTAATAATACAATAGGTACAACATTCACCGCAACTGGGGTTGGCACGGGAACTGGTACAGCGACAACGAGTGGGGCTGTTATACTTATTGCACTTATGACAAGTGCTATAACATTTGATGTAAGTATATTTGGTAATCAAAGAAGAAATGTAGAAGTTCTTACTGAGGCAGGTTTTAGTCAAGTATATGCTAATATGCATTTAGAGTCCCATGCTTCTGCTACTGGCAAACGTTCTGATTTATTTAAGAAATTATTAACTGCCACAGTTGAAATAATCTCTGTGGGTGCTATTGTGTTACAAAGACAGTATGAAATAATAACGGTAGGCGATACAGACTTTACATTAATCGGTTCTGCTGATAACACGATTGGTACTAAATTTATAGCATCTTCGGCAAGTGCAGGAACTGGTACAGTCCGAGAAGTTGCTACTTTTCTAAAATATGCTAAAACAGAATGCACTTCATTCTTTATTGATTACTCTCTATTACAAAAAGTTAGCGGTATTACAAAATTCGTTCGAGTTGGTACTATTAAAGTTATCAATGGTGTACCACAGGGAATAAATCAAGCCAAATTAACAGATGAAAACACCGAAATTTGGGTTGACACTGATGTATCTGGCACTGCTGATGCAAATGAATTTTCTAATATTGAATTCACAGCCGTCATAGATGGCAGCAACATGAAGATTAATTATACTCAAGATGCTACTTTCAATACCGAAATTAGTTACACTGTAAAACGATGGAAAATGTAAAATGCAAGATAAAGCAATATTGCTTTACGAATGGCGCCAATTACGATTAAAATTACAAGACGAACTTACTAAAGATACGCTACAAGAAATCGTAAATTGGTGGAAATCGTTTCCATATCATAATCATGGATTGAATTATGACGACATCACCACGTGGCCTGATGTGTGGGAATATATTAGTGAAGGATATTACACAAATAGTGGCAATGGATTAGCATGTTTCTATACTCTCTATCACGCACTCCCAGATAAGAAACCAGAACTCTGGCTAATTTTAGACTTAGAGTTTGGTGGTGATATATATCTGGTTGCGATTGTTGATGGATATATTCTTAATAGAACAAACGGTAAAGTAGTCAAGTATGTAGATATAAAAGATGATATAGATATCATGGAACGAATAGATTATAACGATATCATTGCCCATCTTAAAGAACGAAAATAATTATGTGTGTACATAATTGTATAAATAAATATATAATATAACTAAAGGTAAGAAAAATGCTAGTAGAACAAACATATAAAATCGGTGATACAGTAACATTGTATTTACAAACAGGACAAGAAGTCTTAGGCAAATTAGTGTCAGAAGATGAATCTAATACTGTTGTATGTCAGCCACTGACGATTGCTATCGGACCAAAAGGTGCAGCCTTTCAGACATTTACTGTGTCTGGTAATAGTGAGAAAAATGTAGCATTAAAGACCTCAAAAATCATTTCGGTACTGAAGACTAATGATGATACTGCGGACTCATACAGAACAGCAACAACTGGTCTAGTAGTTCCAGCACAAGGTAAACTGGTAGTATAAGATGCCACAAGCCGCAAGAACAACAGACCCGATATCACCGCACTCTCCGTGTGCTCCAGGTCAATGCGGTCCAGGTAGTCAAAATGTAATTACTCAAAATAAGCCAGCATATCGTGTTGGCGATGATACATTACCTCATGGTATTCCTCAAGGAACGCCACCCACATGTGTCCCACATGTTACTAAATTAGTAAAAGGTTCAACGAACGTACATATTAATAATCAACCAGCAGGACGAGTAGGTGATACTCATGCTTGTGGAGTAGTAATAGTCGCGGGTGCAGATAAAGTGATAATTAACGGCTCCGGCGGCTCAATACCAGCACCCGTTGTTGTGTCATTGCCAATAACAATGACGGTACCAGATGACTTATTAAGTTTTATTAAATCTAAAGAAAGATTTACTCCAACGGCTTACTGGGATGTTAAACAGTATACGAATGGATACGGCACAAAAGCAAATAGTTCTACTGAAACTATAACACGAGAAGTGGCAGAAGATAGGCTAGGTACCGATGCAACTAAACGTAGAAGGTTTGTTGTGGCGTACGCAAAAAACAATGGATACACTTGGAACAACAACCAAATTAATGCTCTTACTAGTTTTGTATTTAATCTAGGTACAGGAAAACTTTCTCAATTAACTGATAATGCTTCTCGTACAAATGACGTTATTGCAGAAAAAATTAAATTATATGTTTATGCTGATGGTGTAGTAGAAAATGGGCTAGTAACACGCCGTAACGAAGAAAGTGCTTGGTTCACACGAGGAGAATAATTAATGGCTAGTGAAGCAGAAATCGAAAGACTATATCAACTATTTGTTGCTAACGGTGGTGGCGCAGGTACGTTTGATAACACAAATTTAACACCAAAGCAATATTCTGATGCAACCTCATCATCGCAGTTAACCGCACTACAATTGGCACAACTGGAATCAAAACAGCACCAATTTAACAAGCAATCTGCGTTAAGGTCTATAGCAGACGAAATAGATGCTAACAATTTTACTAATCCTTATGCGACACGAGGAGCATATAGTACTTCGTTATTTGGATCTAGTGCATTGGCAACTGGCTCAACGAATGTTGGATTATTAAATAGTGCATTGACAGGACATGGTGATAAAGCACTAATACTCGCTGGAGTATTGGCAGCAACCGGCGTAGATTTAGATAAAATTCTAAAAATTGGTGGATTAGCGTTACTGGGAACTTCGATGTTTTCATCACTAACAAGTCATACTAATAATCAAACAGCAAACATACCACAAACAATGTCAGATGCAAGTTCTCTAGCATCAATGAATCAACAGTTTGGCGAAGCAGGAAATCCTTGTGATCAATTTAATAATCTTATGGGATTATTGGGTGGTGCTTTCGATGGTACGTTAGATTTCATTGATGGAGCAATTAGTAGTATTGCGTCATTAATAAATCAAACAGGTATATTAGATTTATTAACAAATATTATTGCCGCACTTGCCGTTGCAGCCGCAGGAGTATTAGGGGCAGTGGCAGCGATTGTTGGTGCGTTAGTCGGAGTTGGCGTAGCATTACTAAAGAAACTCGCTCCTATAGTAGGAAAAATAATAAATGCAATAGCGGCAATAGTAAGCCAAATTGCTACAGAATTGGCTGGTTTTGCTGACATGGCAGCGGCATTATTACGCAAAGCACTAGCATTAGTTCTAGGCAGTGCAGCCTTAGACCCCTGTCAGAGTGCAGTATTGATGAACACTGGTTCATCAGAAATGAAAGATGCTGTAACTCTATTGAATCATCCCATGGGAACTGGTCATCCTAGTGCCATCACTACTACAGTTGATACTAGAGCAAATCCTGAAAGAGTGAAAAAAGTAATGAATGATTCACATAAGGCGGCAGACCTTGCACAAGGGGTAGTACAGTCTCCATTCACAGAATCAGCAAAGATTTACACAGCACAAGACGAGACATTGCATACCGTTGCAGAAACAAATGGTCAAACGTCAACTACTGAAACATATAAAGAGATGGAGGTACATGCCTATTCGGTTTGGACTCAGGTGGGATTTGATTGGAATGGAAAGCAACAACAGTACATGTTTACTGCTAAGACTCATGAAAAAGTAATGGCGGCGGCGTACAACACTAGTGATTTCTCAAACAAAGCGGCATTGAAAACTAGACTAGGTGCGTTAATACAAGAGAATTGGGCGCACCAAGATAAAATTAGTGCTTTGAAAAAGAATATATCATTGTCATTCTATTATTTCACTCCTGGCGGAAAGAAAGACGAAAGTATAGAGGCTGGAATGAAAACTAGATATGATACGTATCTCAAGCCATCAATGACACGGGTGTATAATGATGCAATTGCATTTCAGAAATCTTCTAAAATTGAGTGGGATAGCATTGACTCGCAGTTGTTTTAGTGTTATAATGAATACATAGTTTAAGATAAATATAAGATATATATTGGGAGAGATACAATGCAAGTTAATGAAATAATCAAGTCAATTGACGAAGGATTGTATGATCCTCATATTTTCAAAGCCGTATTTATGGCAGGTGGACCAGGTAGTGGAAAGAGTTTCGTTGCCAAAAGTTTACTTAAACAAACTGGATTAAAGACAGTAAATTCAGATGATGTATTTGAATATAAAATGGATAAACTAGGCTTAGACAAAGGTGACCCAGATGTCATCTATAGTCCTCAAGGACAAGAAATACGAAACAAAGCAAAGCAACTTTCATCAAATCAACAGAACATTTATCTTGATGGTAGATTAGGATTAGTCATTGATGGTACTGGCAAGAATATACAAAAAATAGCAGAAGCAAAAGAAAAATTAGTTACTATGGGCTATTCGTGTATGATGCTATTTGTTAATACAAGTTTAGATGTAGCACAAGAACGAAATTTAGATAGAGAACGTAAATTGCAACCTGAAGAAGTTTCAAAAATGTGGAATGCAGTACAAGATAATATCATGAAGTTCCAACAGATATTTGGTTCAGATAAATTCATCATTATTGATAATAGTGGTGGACTAGAAGACCCAGATAGAGCAGAGAACTTTCAGGTAGTTGCAAAGAACATTGATAAGTTTATTAGTAGACCACCTTCAAATCGCCGTGCAAGAGCATGGATTGAAGATCAAAAGAAGCAAAAGAATACGACAAACCAGGATAATCAATAACAACACAATGGGTGCCCAAGTGGAGTCAATAGTAGATAAGTTGTCTGGATTCAGAAAAGACATAGATTTAGATTTCATCAAAAAAACACATGTTCACTACTGTACTCCCTGTTATGGAGGTATGGTATCAGAACCATATTTTAGGTCATGGACTAAAGGTCACATGATGTTCACAAAGTATCAAATTCCATATACGCTAACTACAGCCGCAAATGAGAGTTTAATTTCTAGAGCAAGATGTCATATGGTAGCATATTTCATGTCTAATCCAGAAGCAACTCATATGATGTTCATAGACGCAGATATTAATTTCGATGCAATAGATATATTACACATGTTACAACACGACAAAGATGTCATCGTTGGCGCATATCCGAAAAAAGAGTTAGATTGGTCATCAGTTAAAGATGCAACCACAAGAGGCTTAGACGAAGACTCTATCAAAGACACAGCGGCAAATTACGCATTGAATTTTGATTGGGATTTCAACGAAGAAACACAGACTCGCAGATTAGATATTCAGGACGGATTGATAAAACTTAAAGATGCCGCAACTGGATTTATGATTATCAAACGTAGTGTTATTGAAAAGATGATAGAAAGTTATCCAGAATTATATTTCAATAACGATTTACATTTAGATGAAGAATTTTCTAAATGGACATATTTATTTTTTGACTGTATGCACGAACCTGAAACTAAGAGATATCTTAGCGAAGATTATGCATTCTGCCGAAGATGGCAACAACTGGGGGGTGAAGTTTGGCTTGACCCTATTGTAAAATTAGACCATATTGGTCATTACACATTTAATGGAAACGTAAGTAAGATGTTTTATTCATCTACGGATGATAATATTTTATAAGCATAACTACTGTATAGAAAGAATATAATATTGGAGAATATTAAAAATGGGTTTATTAAAAAAGTTTACTGAAGTATACGCAACTAAGACACACGATGAAATGACACTCGCAGAGTATCTTACATTATGTAAAACTGATAAGTTAGCATATGCCTCGGCAGCAGAAAGATTATTAAAATCAATTGGAGAGCCAGATGTAGTTGATACTAGCACTGACCCACGATTGAGTCGAATCTTTTTGAATCGCACAATCAAGGTCTATCCAGCATTCAAAGATTTCTTTGGAATGGAAGAAGCCATTGAACGCCTAGTTTCATATTTTAGACAGTCGGCTCAAGGACTTGAAGAGAAGAAACAAGTATTATATCTATTGGGACCAGTAGGTGGCGGTAAGTCATCATTAGCAGAACGATTAAAAGAATTGATGGAAGAGCATCCATTCTATGTATTAAAAGCAGGTGACGAAACATCGCCAGTATTTGAATCACCATTAGGATTATTTGATCCAAAAGAATTCGGTGCAGACGCACTAAAAGAATATAAAATTCCAACACGTTATCTTAGTGGTCTATTATCTCCGTGGGCTGTTAAGCGACTAGGCGAATTTGATGGCGATATCTCAAAGTTCAGTGTAGTGAAGATGTATCCTTCTAAGTTAAAGCAAGAAGGTATTATGAAGACTGAACCAGGCGATGATAACAATCAAGATATTTCAGCGTTAGTTGGTAAGACTGATATTCGTAAATTAGAATACTTCTCACAGAACGACCCAGATTCATACGCTTTCTCTGGCGCACTATGTCGCGGTAACCAAGGTATCATGGAATTTGTAGAGATGTTCAAGGCACCTATTAAAGTGTTACATCCATTGTTGACTGCTACTCAAGAAGGCAACTATATGGGTACAGAAGGTATCTCAGCAATCCCATTTAATGGTATTGTAGTTGCTCACTCAAACGAAAGTGAGTGGGAAACATTCCGTAATAACAAGAACAACGAAGCATTCTTAGACCGAGTATATATTGTTAAAGTTCCATATTGCTTACGTGTAGACGAAGAGAAGCATATCTATCAGAAGATGTTAGATTCATCTGGTTTAGATAACACTAAGTGCGCACCACATACACTAGATATGTTAGCACAATTCTCTGTTCTATCGCGTTTGAAAGAGCATAAGAACTCAAATCTTGCGGCTAAAATGAGAGTTTACGATGGTGAAAACTTACACGATGTAGACCCTAAAGCGAAGACAATGCAGGAATACAAAGATGTAGCAGGAGTAGATGAAGGAATGAACGGTATGAGTACACGTTTTGCCTTTAAGATTCTATCTCAAACATTCAACTTTGACGCAGAAGAAATAGCGGCTGACCCAGTTCATCTTATGTATGTATTGGAAACGTCTATTAAGCGTGAACAGTTCCCAGAAGAGTTAGAAGATACTCTATTAGGATTCATCAAAGATCATCTAAGTGCTAGGTACAGTGAACAAGTCGGAAACGAAATTCAGAAAGCATACTTAGAGAGTTATAACGAGTATGGTCAGAATCTATTTGATAGGTACTTGAATTATGCTGATCATTGGATTCAGAACATTGATTATAAAGACCCAGACACTGGCAACTTATTTGCTCGTGAGGCATTAAACGAAGAATTAGAAAAAATTGAAAAACCAGCAGGTATTGCCAATCCTAAAGACTTCAGAAATGAAGTTGTAAATTGGGTACTACGTGCTAGAAGTAAGCACAAAGGAAACAACCCACCTTGGACTGCTTACGAGAAGATGAAAGAAGTGATTGAACATAAGATGTTCGCAGGAACAGAAGAGTTACTTCCAGTTATCTCATTCGGTAGCAAGAAGAGTAAAGAAGACCAATCTAAGCACGATGATTTCATCGATAGAATGGTAAGCAAAGGTTACACTAGTCGCCAAGTTAAACGACTGGTAGAATGGTATATGCGAGTACAGAAGTCTAACTAGAGGAGACTTTTATGGCAAACACAATTATAGACAGAAGAAAGAACCCTGGTGGTAAGTCTTCTGCCAACCGACAAAAGTTCATTAAACGAACTAAAGATGAAATTCGTAAGAGTATTCATGATTCGTTGGGAGACAGAAGCGTAGAGGGTACGGGTGATACTCAGAAAATTAGAATCAAACGTAAGGGTATCTCTGAGCCACAGTTCGGACATGATTCGAGTTCTGGTTCAAGAGATATAGTTCTTCCTGGTAACGAAGATTTCGTTGAAGGAGATCAATTGCAGAAGCCACAAGGCGGTCAAGGTGGCGGTGGTGGTGGAGAAGGTGACGCAAGTAATGAAGGCATGGGTGAAGACGAATTCGGATTTGTGTTAAGCAATGACGAATTTGTTAATATCCTGTTTGAAGACTTAGAATTACCTCACATGATTTCTAAAGAAAACAAGTCAGTTCAGAGATTTGAAATGACTCGTAGTGGTTACACTAGTGATGGTAACCCATCACAAATGAATCTAGAAAAAAGCATGGTCAATTCGATTGGTCGTAAGATTGCTTTACGTACACCAAAACTTAAAAAGATACGCAAATTAGAAGAAGAACTTGCTGAAATAGAAAAGTTTCTCGATACATTAGCAGAAGCAAAAAAACAACGCACAACTCAATGGGCTAGAAAAGTAGTAATTGAAGAAGAGATTCGTAAATTACGTGTCAGAGCCGCGGCAGTTGCGTTTGTAGATCCAGTTGATTTGCGATTCAATAATTTCAGTAAGAAGCCAGCGCCAATTTCACAAGCGGTCGTATTCTTTGTTATGGACGTTAGTGCGAGTATGACACAAGAGCATAAAGATTTAGCGAAACGCTTTTTTATGTTACTTAACTTATTTGTATCTCGGAAGTATAAAAGAGTAGAGTGTGTCTTTATTAGACATCACATTCAGGCAACCGAATGTAACGAAGATGATTTCTTCAATAATAAAGAAAATGGTGGTACGATAGTTTCTAGTGCATTTAAACTCGCAAAAGAAATCATAGATGAACGTTATTCACCGAATGAATGGAATCTATACTTCTCTCAAGCAAGTGATGGTGATAACTGGAATACAGATAACGTAGAACTACTAGATATTCTTTCTAATGATATTTTACCTATAACCCAATATTTTAGTTATATTCAAGTCGGACAAAAACGACATGGATACTACAATTCTGGTAATTTGTTACAGGAGTATGTGTCTTTAGAAGGCAAGCATGATAATATTACATGTAAGCATATCGAACAGCACAGTGACATATATCCAGTATTCAGAGAAATATTCAAGACAAAAGGCGCAACCAAATAATGAGCGATAAGTTAATATACACTGGTACATCATGGACATTTGATAAGTTATATGAAATGATGGATGCTTGTGAAGAAATCGCGGTCAATGATATGGGCTTAGATTGCTTTCCAAACCAAATAGAAGTTATCACAACTGAGCAAATGCTTGACGCATACTCTAGTGTTGGTATGCCACTGATGTATAACCATTGGAGTTTTGGTAAAAGTTTTATTCAGAATAAGAAACAATATGCGGCAGGCGAAATGGGGTTAGCATATGAGTTGGTTATCAACTCTAATCCTTGTATCAACTATCTCATGGAAGAGAATTCTATGACTACGCAATCACTTGTAATCGCCCACGCGGCGTTTGGTCATAACCACTTCTTTAAGAACAATTACTTGTTCAAACAGTGGACATCACCTGATGCTATCGTAGATTATCTATTATTCGCAAAACGATACATAAAAGAATGCGAAGAGAAGTACGGATATGATGCGGTTGAAGAAACATTAGATGCGTGTCATGCCATTCAATATCAGAGCATTAATAAGTATAAGCGGGCAGGAACATTGAATGCTCGTGACGAGATAGAGAAGCAACGTTCTCGAAGCGAATATGTACAATCACAGGTTAATGACTTGTGGCGTACTTTGCCGAAGGCTAAGAAGAAAGATAAACAGGAAGAACAAACTTGGCCATCTGAGCCAGAAGAAAACTTGTTATACTTCCTAGAGAAGCATTCTCCTGTGTTGACCTCGTGGCAACGTGAGTTGTGTAGAATCGTTAGACGAATCGCACAATATTTCTACCCACAGTATCAGACAAAAGTAATGAACGAAGGTTTTGCTAGTTTCACACATCACTATATCTTTAACAAGTTATATGACCAAGGTAAAGTGGATGATGGAGCAATGCTTGAATTCTTCAAATTACACAGTGCTGTATTGTATCAACCACCGTTTAGTTCACCGAACTATAGTGGCTTCAATCCTTACTCACTTGGCTTTGCGATATTGAAAGATATTCAACGAGTATGTGAAAAGCCTGATGCTGAAGACAGAGAATGGTTCCCACATTTAGCAGACACCGATTGGCGTATTGCGATTAAAGATATTGTTGCGAACTATCGTGATGAAAGTGCGATTTTGCAATTCATGGGACCGAAAGTTATGCGCGACCAAGGAATGTTCAATCTACACGATGAAGTTCATTATGACAATTACAGTGTAACGTCTATTCATAACGAACGTGGCTACAAGAAGATTCGTAAGAATTTGAGTGCTAGTTATGAAACGGCCGCAATGATACCAGATATTCAGATAACAAATGCTGATATTACAGGTTCACGCGACTTGACACTCTTACACGAGAGTTACAACGGCAAGAGATTGGATAAGAAAAGTGCCGACCAAGTGCTTACTCATGTTCAGAAGTTATGGGGATATAAAGTGAAAATGTATACAATGCATGAAGATACTCTCCTAGATGTATATGAATGCCAGCAAAGCAAGAATCACACTGGTAAGATAATAACCAAACATACTACTCAGTCTTAGTATATTATATCTATTAAGTATTGCATATTGTTCTTATATATGTTATACTTGATAGATACAATTAATAGGAGAAGTAAAATGAGTTATGCTGAAACATTCCAGCCCAATAGTGTATTCTGCACGAAATATAACAAAGACATGCCTGCGCTTTCTAGCGCCCCCTTTCCTGGCATTGAAGGTGAAAAAATTCTAAACAACATCTCTGCTCAAGCATGGGAAGAATGGCTTGGAATGCAAACGATGTTTATCAATGAAAACAGTTTAAATATGATGGAAGCAGAAGCAAGAACTTTCTTGGCTGAACGCAGAAATGAATTTTTATTTGAAGGTGGTGATTTCATTGAACCACCAGAACCTATCTAAAGGAGAACATAGATGCAATCAAAGGGTAAAGTTTTAGTAACGGGTGGTGCTGGATATATAGGAACTGAATTAGTACAGCAGTTACTAACGAAAGGATACGAAGTAACTATACTAGATAAGAAAGAAAAACCAGAAGATTTAGAGCATGTCAAATACATAAAGGGTAATCTATCCAATGCGGCTAGGTGCGTCATGGCTTGCGCTGGACAAGACTTTGTTATTCATCTGGCTGCGAAGCCAAGAATACCAGAGAGTTTCATCAATCCAGACGAGTATTTTGATAGCAACGTAACTGGGACACGAAACATATTAACCGCCGCAAGTGCGGTCGGTGTTAACAAATTCGTATATGCGAGTTCAAGTTCTATATACGGAAACAACACGGCTCCTCATAAACCGAATCACAAACCAGACCCATTAAATTACTACGCAATGACGAAGTTGTTTGGTGAGCATCTATGTAAGCAATACAAGATTATGTTTGATCTTAACTATAACATATTAAGATTCTTTACAGTGTATTCAGAAAATCAACCAAACTCTAATGATGGTGGATTGATGATTGGTAAATTTGCCAGACTTGCTAAAGAAGGCAAAGCACTACCTATTCATGGTGATGGTGAATTCAAGCGAGACTATATTCATGTAACTGATGTTGCATCAGCGTTGA